TTAAGCTTTAACGATATTAACAGCTTGCAATCCACGATCGCCCTTTTCAACACCGAAAGTCACTGACTGACCTTCATCAAGTGTCTTGAAGCCATCACCTTGAATAGCTGAGAAGTGAGCGAAGACATCATCACCGTTTTCACGTGTGATGAACCCGAAACCCTTATCGCCATTAAACCACTTTACCGTTCCTGTTTCCATTATATGTTTCTCCTTTGGTGCAATCACCAATTTATTTGTAATTATAAATAATTGGTACTGAGAGTCCTCCGAAAAAAACAAATCAAAATCAAAAACTTTATTACTCCTTAACACTAACATCATTCACTCAGAATAGCAAATAAAAACCCGACAAACGGTAATGTATACTTACGACCGTGTTTGTTGGGCTATTTAATGGTATCACTTGTGCGGATTGAGGGCAAATTTTTATTTTTTTACTAGTTTATGGTAATGATTACAAAACCAAAAATAATGAGAAATAATGAAAACAAAACAATCGGTGCAGTAACATTTTCAGAAAAATGGTAATCATATTTACCATTATGTTTATTAATATCTTCACTATGAATTATTTTGTGTATCCCAACGAACATGACCGCTATTAAAGCATATAAACAAACTAGATAAACTCCAGCTGTTATGAATATAAATCCTAAATTCGAAACCGTCACATTACTAACATGCGAGAAAACAGACGACAGCATAGACGTAGCCCCGAAAGTTGCGAAAGTTATGGCCGTAAATATTCCCAATATGGCAATTAAATCACTATATATTCCCGTTTTTGTTGATTTTATTTTTTTCAAGTTTTTTAGCACACGCTTTGAAGATTTTTCTGCTTTTTGGTTTGATTCATTTATATATTGCCTTTGGGCTAATGATAAAATAACCGAATCACGGAATTTCAAATATGCTGGATCTTCCAGTTCATATGAATTTAACAAAAAATCAAACGTAGCCTCTTCCTTAATGAACATTTTACCAATCAGAGAACACTTTTCATCGTTTAATTGATAAATAACGATTCCGACTGCTGAATGAAAATTATTACTAATCTTCTTAATTCCAGTTAACGCATTTTTTAATCTTTCATTTTCTATTTCTTTCGTATCGTCATAAACCAGCATCTGTTCAAATAGATTATTGACATATTTAACTGTTTTTGTATTTATATCCATATTCTATCTTCTTTATGAGTATTGAAATAATTTCTAATTTCCTCGTCTGTATATTCGGGTGCCATATGTTTGGCTATATCATCTTGGTAATCAGCCCATAGTGCTTGACTATGAGTTGCTTTTACTAGGTCGCTTGCTGAAAAGGCAAGTAACGAATCAATGTACCGATTCAAGTCTCTTTCAACATCGTTAGGAACTTTCCCTAAAGTTGGTACAGAAAAAGAAAAATTCTCCATGTTTAACACGGCTGTTTTTTCTTTGATTGGTAAAGCTCCGCGATCATTAAAATTGTAATAGACATCTCGGGAAACTGGTCCGTATTGCCATCTCGAAAATTTAATGTCCATCAAAGTAGAGTCATGTTCTACTAAGAAGGCTGCCTGCAAAAAGTAGAGAACTTTTTGTAACTTAAGATTGGTTAATGTTTTACCATTCTCATTAGCGTAGTCAACTATATAGTTAGCTACAGCATTTGGATCCCAGCTATAATTACGATTATCCATTTTAAGTCCTTTCTATCACTTTCGATTAATTATATCACCAAAATTAAAAAACACCCAACCAGAAATAATCCAGTCGGGCAGTTTTTTAGTATATTCAATTTTGTAAGGTGTTAACCTTTACTTGTGCATCAGCTAATACCTGTTGTGCTTTGGCTAATTCATCAGCCTTAGCCAATTCACTTTGCTGTTGTTCAGCTTGTTCTTGTGCCTTAACTTGTTCTTCTGTAATTTGAGGATAAGTCTGATTCAACTCATTAATCAATACAGCGTATTCTTTTTCAATAGCGTTCTTGATTAGTGTTTCATCAGTGTCTGATAACCCTAGCGCCGATAACGCTTGCTTGACGATATCAACGGCACCAGACTTCTTCGCTTCGCCCTCTAAATATTGAGTCACACCTAACTTTTGCATAGCTACGATTGCAGCCTTAGCAAGTGGTGATAGAACGTTAATCAACGTTGTGGCTTTGCTATTACCAGTAATGACTTTACCAATCCAACCACCAATAATTGGAATAGCCGCCAAAGCGATTGCGATAATAACATCTGAAATACTATTTACTTGCATGTGATCTCCTTATTTGATTGTTGCAAACGACTTCATCATCGAAACTGGCTCACCACCAATTTCAACGTTGATTGTTGTAGCGGTTTGCGAAATAACTTTGTACTTACCGTTCAAAGTAAAGTACTCCATACGTCCGTTGTTACCTTGAATGTATTGATTACGCAGCTTATGACCGTATCTATCAGTCAAAGTCATGGCTGAAATAGGAATATAGTTGTTGTAATCAATCACTGGAATACTCATATCAATGTTGACACCATACATTTTGTTGTTGTACTTAGTCCAGTAATCAGCCACGTAGACACCACTAAAGGTTGCATAACGTGTCTTAGTTGGTGTGCTTGGTGTGTTCGTTGACCGTGATGGCTTTGAAGCTGTTTTCTCTGCTGGCTTATCGTTATCTATTGAGCCAACCACCATCACGTTACCATCAACGCCGTAGTGATTGTCTGCATACTGCCAAATCTTCACGTTAGAATAGTTTGGGAAGTATTGCATAGGTGGCGTTGCTTGATGCGCAGTGGTCGAGTACCAAGCTAACCACAAAGCGTTTGGATAACGTGCGTTGATACGGTTCAAATCAATGTTTGCATTCACATAATAAGTACCAGAATAAAGCATTGGCTTATAACCAGCAGCGTAAATCTGATCCATGAACGTCAGAATGGCTGTGGTGTTGTTAGCCTTGTTATAACCAGCCCCTGCTTCATAATCTAATGCGATGTAACTGCCTTTAGCTAATCCAGCGTTTTGTGCGTCTTGTACAGCTAATTGTGCATGATAACTTGCTTCACTCACTGAATCACCGAACTCACCCCAGAAATAACCACCCGTTTGCATACCAACGGCATCAGCGTTATGAATTTGTGCATAGGCTTTTTGATTCACATAATGGCTTCCCTCACCACCTCCACGTCCGCCTAGCTTAACCATAGTGAAGTTATCGCCAACTTGCTTAAACGAATTGAAATAACTTGTTGTATCACCTTGATAACTGGCAACATCAATACCATTAGTATTGGCTGACACAGCTGTAATCATTGCACCAAAAAAGGCAACCGCTCCAATTGAAGCGACTACCCATCGTTTTAATTTATTCATTTGTTTTCCTCCAAATAAAAAAGCTAGGCATTACGCTTAGCTTCGTGTTCTGCTGCTACGTCCTCGACCTCTTTAAACGCCTTGTTGGGAACGTAATCAGAAATTGGTAACTCACGACACTTTTGATATATCTTCTCACCAGTGCCGTTACCGCCTAAACCTTTATAAGCTTGCCAGGTATACTCTAAGTCATCTAACTCGCTCAACGTAATAGCACCACGGACGATATAATGACCGCCTTTCTCATAAAGTTGTGAATGAAGCGTTGCTAAACTAGCATTTTTCAGCAACTTAAATTGTCCACTCCAAACTTTGATCCACCCAAAAATTGACGTACCAGTTAAACCTACAATCAAAGCCCCAAACCAACCTATCTCATCAAATAATTCCTTTATCGCCATACGAGTTACTCTGTTGTTTCTGCCGGAGCGTCTGCGATAAGCGCTTGAATCTTCGTCTTGGCTGCTGCCTTGATGTCATCTTCTGTTGATGTAATACTAACACCGTCTTTTGGTGTAACCTGCAAGTTTCCGTTCAAGCTGTTTGGAAATGTCCCCGCGTTAAATGAAACAGACGCATACTTTAACGTCAACTTACCATCGACAAAATTAAATTGTAAATCTCCAACTGTCATATTCATGATTATTTCTCCTCTGCTTTCTTAGGCTCTTCTCGTTCCTTTTCTTGATATTGCTCAACCAGTGATTCTAGTTGAGCTTTAACAAGTGTTAATGTTGCATTTTCTTGTAATAATTTTTGAATTACTTTATTTGTATCTGGTTGCATATCAGCGTCCTTTCTCTTTTAAGAGTTCGTATAAAGAATAACTCCTACCTTTTATAAAGAAAATAACATCATAATTATTCATATTTCACCTTTCTTATCTCATACCGAGTTTACCAAGCATTGTATACAAGCTATATACTTGACCTTTAACATAGAATAATACGTCCTGTGTTTGGTCCGTACCGAACCCCGTGCTATTGCTCCCATCCATGAATCCAAACCATTTTGCTCCAGTCGATATACTCATACCTTGAGTATGAAGAGAACGTGTTCCCTCTGAATAAGCGCCAGACATTGTGACACCACCAGAAAAATCCGCATATCCTTTATGAAACGTCTTATTATCAAAAATAAATTGGTCGCTGGCGTGCCAACCTTGTAATTCTCCTTTATAGCCAGCTATTAAGTCGCTATCCCACCTTAGCTTCAAGTCGTACGTTCCCTTTCTGTTAGAAACACCAAATCCCATGCCATCACCACCATAGAAATCAGAACCGCCAACCCAATGAGAATCCCCATCGTTGGTTGTTCTATAACCATTCAAACCGAACGTAATATAATCAACGTTATCGTGGTCAACGTCTTTTTGGTGACCTATCATACCGATATTTTCATGAGTGGCGCTATATATTTGAGTAAATCCATTAGCTACTCTGGTCATACCCCCGGCACCGTCCAACGTCATCCCATTTACGTTAAACAGAGCAACGGTTCCAGGTGATGTAACTGTCATACCACTGCTGGTTATTGCCGTGCTTCCGTAAACGCCATTCCAGTTCGATTGAATAAAGTTTGTGATGTCACCAGTAATATTTGCAGCGTTAACATTGGTTATATCAACTTGGTTACCGTTCAACGTCCCGACAGTTATATTCGAGGCACTAACCTGAACAGCGTTGACCTGCTTAGCCCAAAAATTACCGTCAACCGTTGTATCGGCTGTGATCGCTAAATTCTTACCAGCAATTTGAACACCAGAACTATCCTGATTGATTAAGCTAATAATCTTGCCATTGTTGTCAGTCAGCGCAGATGTTATCTGTGTCGCCGTCTGTTTCTGAATACTTGTGGCTAACGTGCTACCTGTGATGATAGACGTTTTACTCAAAGCTGTTTGGAAGTCAGACGAGATGTTGCCACTTGGATCACGTACAAAGTTAGATATGCCGTCTGCGGTGATTTTCACTTGTGCTAGGGCTGCGTTGTTGTTGTAGTTACCTTGTACGTAAGTACCAACGGTTGATGCAAATACTAACATAGGCTGACTTAGTTTATAGGTCACTGTCGCAGATGGTGTTAACATTCCTAATGAAATATAAGATACATCGCTGGGTATCGTTATATTTTCTAGTTTGATATATTTGTCACTAGCTCCATTTTGAATGAATATTGCTGCAATTTGAGAAACAAATGTACCATCTTGGCTAAACGCATCCAGAGTGATGTACGAATTTCCAACGCCATCATCAGAATATACTGATACTACTGCTGATATACTAATTTGACCAGCACCGGTTGCATTGACTAGTGGTGATTGCAGATTACCTGCATATGGTTGCTTGACGTGAGATATACTACCATGACCATTTACTGGATAACCTTTTACCCACCCGACTTTTGAAATATCTTGACCATAAGCACCTCTGATAAACCAACCCTGAAAATCAGGACTAAATTCTGTGTTGAACAACTGGTTGACTTGACCCATTGAATTTACAGTCTGTTTCAAATCGGAAACAGTAGTAGCAGTTCCGTTGGCTGTCGTCTCGACCTTAGTAAACCTTGTATTTAGTTGTGAGTTATTGCTATCATAATCAGTCTTCGCAACTTTTAAAGCAATAGCATCAGCATTTTGTGAGATTGCTGATTCTGCTGCTTTAACTCGTTTATCATTGCTTGTCTGATAATTACCAACCGTAGTAACTACACCATCGGCTGTTGTTTGAGCTTTTGAAACAGCTGTGGTTAGATCACCGGTTTTCTTATCATAGTCTGTTTGACTAACCTTTTGAGTGATTGAATTAGCATTAGTAACAATGTCAGCCTGCGCTTTGCTGATTCTACCGTCTGCATCTGTCTGATACTTTGATAAGTTCAATGCTGCATTATCAGCTGTTAGCTTAACTTTTGCCAAAGCGTCGTTATTGTTATAACTACCAGCCACATAATCACCAATTGTTGTTGATGTCACAATCATAGGTTGTGATATAACAAAGCGAGCTAACGTACTAGACGGAATCATAACGTCAAATGAAATATAGTAAGCAGTGCTAGGTAGCGTTCCAGAATAACTGAATAAACCCCAATTTCCGGTTACTGAGACTGTTGTTCGGTATGCACCAATGATAGACTTGTTAACATCGTAATAAACAACGCCAATTCCAACTGTTGCATTGGACACATTAGCCCTAATTCTTAACGTTTCGCTAAACGGAACACCGCCTGCGTTAACCGGATAAGGGGCTGATGTTAAATAAAGATCACTGCCCGTTTTACCTGTCGAATCTATGACAGCATAACCAGATGTGTTATAGCCGAAACTTCCTGAATCAATAACAGAAGCATGGCCAGTATCGCCTCTAACATACCAACCAGCTAAATCTGGTGAAAATTCAGAATTAATGACGTTATTGATTTGGTTCAAACTGTTGACACTTGTGCTTATTTTTGTCACCGTTGCATCGAAGCCATCAGCTCTCTGTTGTAGCGTACTAATGTCACCTGATTGTTTGCCTTGTGTGGTTTGTAAATTACTAACAGTCGTTTTTACACCTGTTGCATCAGACTCTATCTGTGTCATTCTAGCATCCTGTGACGTATCGGTTTGCTTGATAGATACAATATCTGTTTTAGCTTGATTAGCTGTCTGTGTTGTACTTGTTAAATCAGTCTGAAGTTGACCTGTCTTAGTGTTGTAATCAGTCTGACTAACCTTAAATTTAAGTCCATCTACTGCTGCCTGTGCAGTCGTTTGTGCTGTTTTAACAGCACCGTCATTAGTAGTCTTATAACTACCGAAGTCACTCTTAACGCCAGATACGGAGGTTTCAATCGTACCCATGCGTGTATCTTGCTTACCATCTTGAGTTTGAATATCAGTGATTGACTGTTTTGTACCATTCACATCAGTTGTAATTTGGTTAATCTTATTAGATTGACTATCTTGCGTTGTCTCGATGTCACTTATGCTTTGCTTAGTTCCATCAACATCACTTGATATGCTGTTAATCTTAGAGGCTTGACTGGTTGCTTTTTCCTTAATGTCAACAATATCTGCAGCCTGTGAATCAGCAGTTTGTTTAACCTGTGTATATTTTGTTGTCAAGTCACCTGTCTTAGTATCATAATCAGTCTGTGATACCTTTGTTGCGACTTGCCCCAAAGCGGTTGTGGCGTCCGTTTGTGCTTTGCTGACCTTTCCATCGTTAGTCGTTTGATACTGTGTAATGGTTGCTTTAATTTGCTCGTCTTTGGTCGTATAATCGAGTACAACATCTTCTGGTGCAGGCGTCCAATATGTTGGAAGATTACCTTCTTCTAGTTTATAACCAGCAAATTGAATAAATCCATTTGTTAAACCATATGTCCCTTCCCAACGCAAACCCGAAGTGCTTGTTGTTGGGTCCTTTATGACTTTGAATGTTATTGATACTCTAAACCAATCTGTATGAGCTGTCAATGGTGTGGTCGTTCCCATAGGTGTCACAATTCCATTGTCATAGTATGGGGCTACTTTAGTATCTGTATCAGAGGTATTTCTAACGTAAGTGGAAAATGTATACGTCTTGCCAACTTGTAATATCCCTGCATTTTGCATCATATAGACTGGGCTTGTCCATGCACCTGCTGAAGAAGCAACAATCACTCCTCTATATGTTCCCGAGTTGTCTGTTACTGTGCCACGCTTAGACCACCTAGTGCTGTCTCCTGCCCAGTTTCCAGTACCTAGTAATAGGTTCCTACCACCAACACTGATAGCATTAATCGTATCAGTAATATCACTTTTAGCCTGATTGACTGCATTAGTGGCTTTTGTATCTAATGCAGTAACTGCATTCTGTCGGTCTGTAACCTCTTTAGTCACTGCATTGAGCGCGTCAGCCTTAGCTTGATTAGCATAAGTTTGTGCTTGCGAATTAACAGCAGCTACCGTTTGACTACGTTCTGACGCTTCACTGGCAATGCTTTTCGTTAAGTCTGTTTTAGCATCAGACAAAGCGTTCTGTGCTCGATTGAATAGAGACGTTGCTTCACTCTTAGCGTTCGCCTCTGCTGTACTGGCTTGCGAGACTGCCTGTGACTTTGCTGTGTTAATATCACTTGAAAGACTTTGCTTTACTTCGTCAGTGTGTGCATTGGCTTGTGAGACTGCGTCAGTGACGCCAGCCTCTATTTGCTTACCCATTTCTGGATCAATACGTTTTTCCCAGTAGTACGTTCCGTCTGCTTTTTTAGTATAGATGTATAATACTCGTCCATCGCCGCTTTGGACCCATGCAAGATCACCCTCGTTGGCAGTTTTTGGTAAATCGTTAATGTCATTTAGATGATATGATTTGTTCTTTCCATTTGCCGCAATTAAAGCAATGTTAGCATCTGTTGCTGCCTGTCCAGCAGAAATCACCGCATCTTCTACCTTATTGGCTATCGAAGCGTTAGCATCTTGATATTTTTTCGTTAATCCAATATCCCCAGCTGTAACACTATAACTAATACGTGTACCGTCAGCAGCAAATGCATCGTCGATACTGATAATGCGAATTCTTTGTTTGAAATCTAGGTTCTCGTCAACGGCAGTAAGCCAATCACCGACATTAGCCATTTTGTAAGGATACCCAGCGACAGATAAATCATATAAAGACAAATTAACGGAAATAGAGAAACTAGCATCAACTTGAGATTTGACAGCATCTAATAAATTAGATTCAATTGTATAGCGTTGGTCGTCAATAGGTTCTGCTTGTAACTTTCCGTACACACTTGCTAATGGGCTTGTGTAGGTCACGTGTAACCTGTCACCAGTCATATTTTCTTGGTCCGCGTAAGCTCCAAAACCTTCACCATAAGTGACAAAACCTGATGCATCATTTTCTATTGTCATATCGGACAAGTTGAAACCATATCGAACAATAGTAGATAGGTCCGTTCCAATGTTTTTAAATATTGAAACAAGCGTGCCATTTATCTCAAATTCCCCCTCAATGCTAGTAATAACGTCATTGAACAAGGAAAGCTTATTCTTCATCCCCCAATTGTCTTTTGCAATAGCATTAGGGTTGAAATTTAGTGCATAGGAATAACCCGTGTTAGCAAATATTTGATCTAAATACCACTTAATCGTGTGGCTGCCGCTGGTTTCTGAATAGAGAACATTTTTTGCCATGTCCCAGAAAAACTTGTGAATTGCATCGAACGAGACACTATTATCGTTATCATTACGTTCAAAATAAGTGACTATATAAGGTTCATTGTCAAATTCAAGCGACCAGCCTTTGTCAATTTTATTTAATACATCATCGCCATCATACAACGTACCAGTTAGTGATTTTTCGCCGTTCAGCGCACTTTTACGTTGTATAGTCCCGACCGCAAGAAATTTATTACCAGCGATATTTTTAAATGTAATCATAGGTATAACTCCTTGTAATCATGAATTTCCAGTGTTGCCGAAATTGAGCACGTAGCAGCTACCGTGCCGCCTGTTGACGGTTCTAGTACAAAGTATTCAAGATTGGTGTTGTCATTGACTGATAGCGTGTTTTTGAGATTATATACGCCACCTATCTTGAACACGTCGCCACTTGCCACAGTTCCGCTATAAGTCCATGTTCGCGAACCTATTTTGAGAGAAATAGAACTTGCTGCCTGCTTAGCAGTTAATTGTATGTAAAAAGGCACCTCCAATTGAGATGCCGTGACTGTTCCTGCATAAGGTATCGCATTTGTAATAGTAGCCGTTTCTGGCTTTGATTCTCCAAATGGCAATACAGCCGTTATGAAACTAATGCTTAACTTATAAATTTGGTTATTATTGACACTCCCAGCTAATTCTGGTGCAAACGTGTCCTCAAGTGTGACATAAAAGCGCTTGTTACTTTCCGCACCACCTGTTTGTCCTAACTTGTTGCCCGTTGTTTGCCCTGGTCTCTCAAAACCATATTGAACAGCATCGGAATAAATTGGTGTGATGTAATAAGGTGTTGCACTGCCTAAAAGCTGATACAACCAATTACGTTTAGCTTCATACTCCGATTGGCTACTTGTTTGCATATAACCAGTGTAAGTTAACTTTTTCTCCAGATAGCCGCCTCCAAAATTCAATTTCCCGTTACGCCCTTTGAAAGATATAGTATTTGCAGTAAGACTAGGCGTACTTTCATCGAAATCAAAGGTGACAATGTTTTTACTGCTTAATCTCACACTCGTCGCGTTGTTTGTAATCAATAAATCCATTAAATACCTCCTGTAATCAATTTTGTCGTAGCCTGCCTACGTGCATTTTTACTGTTGACCGTCGTCGTAATTTTATCTCCAACGATTTCGTTGTGAACTTCAAAAACCTGTGCTTGTGTTGATTGTTCAGCAACCTCATCGCTTAATGCAGATAACCCACCATTTATTTGTCCGGCCACTCCTGTACTACTTGCTGTCAGTTGAGCACTAGCCACGTATTTCTGTTGTCCAAACTCATCAGCAATCTGCCCTGCATAAGACGAAACCGACTTTTTAACATCAGCAAAGTTTGCATTTAAGGAGCTTCCAAATCCACCCATAATTGCAGTACCGGCGGGAATAAGCAATTTTTTATCATAACTAATCGGCCCCTTATGGGCTTTGATCCAACTAGCGATACCACCAACGAAAGAAGTTATAGCTCCCCAAACAGACTTCAAACCATTTAAGAATCCGTTCATGATTGCACTACCAGCTCCAAATAAACTAAAGTTCATCGCTCCCATAATTGCGCCTTTAACACTGTTCCATATTCCAGAAACCCAACCAACAACACCGCCCCAAGCACTACGCAAACTACCAAATGCATTGCTTGCCATGCTTCTAATTGTCGATACTATTCCACTCCAAGCACCAGATATTGCACTTCTTGCTGAATTCCACAATCCACTTACAAATCCTGATACTCCACTCCAAGCGCCACGAAGTGAATTAAAAGCATTGCTTGCCATTGATGAAACTACAGAAACAATCGCACTCCATATTCCAGAAATTATCCCTTTGGCTGAATTCCAAATAGATGAAACAACTCCTGCTATGGTAGACCAAATTGATTGTAGTGTGTGTACAGCATTACTTGCCATCGAGCTAACAATACTAACAATCGCGCTCCAAACTGAAGAAACGACAGACGATACCGCATTCCATATTCCTGAAGCGATTGCTATCAATCCGTTCCATATGGACGATACAGCATTAACGGTTGTGGTTACTATCGTTGTAATAGTCGTTAATATTACGTTCCATATTGCTGTTGCCGCCCCCACAATACCATTCCATATTGCACTTATAATTCCAGCGAAACCGTTCCAAACAGCCACAATAGCATTAACGATTGTCGTGATTACCGTTACCAACACATTCCATATTGTAGTAAACAAAATGACGTTTGCTTGCCATGCCGCCGATAGGTAAGGCGCTAGAAAGTTCCAAGCAGCTACAATTCCATTGACGATAGCAGTAACTACTGCGACTATTCCGTTCCAAATTGTGCTAAATACAACTACAATTCCTTGCCATAGTGCACCAAGCAGAACACCTAATCCGACCCAAGCCATTTGTATGCCTAATATAACTGTTTGTACGACAATCAGGATTGTATTCCAAATGTCTTGAAATATAGAAACCAAATTAGCTAAAGATGACTGTAAAAACGACACAAAACCAGCCCATAGCGCCTGACCTGTTTTAGTCATTGTAAAGAAATAAACCAGACCGGCTACTAAGGCGACAACGGCGGTGACTACCAATCCTATAGGATTGGCGACTAGGGCTGCGTTAAATAGCATCATTGCAATTCTTGCTGTTTCAATAGCCGACTTAACACTTGTTATGATGGTTACAACGATTGAATAAGCCTTAAAGGCAACCAATAGAGCGCCAGCTGTTACAATGACAGCTTGGATAATATCTCTGACTGCTTGTATTTTCATAGCAGCAGAAATAAAATTAGCCACTGCTGTTATAACAGTTCCTATGATTGTTACAACATTACCAATGAATTGACCAACGTTTACAAATACCTGACCAGCTGTTCCGACACCCCCAAATGATTGTATTGTAGATTTAATAACTGACCATAACGCAGAAACAATTGAAACAACAGCTCCGATTACAGCTGTAACCGCGTTCCAAGCCGATTGTATGGCTCCTGTTGACAAAAATCCAGTGATTAACGAAACCACCGAATCTCTAACTATCCCAATAACGGTTTCTACAGCTGATAAAACAGAACCGACAGACAGCCAAGACGATTTAATTGATCCAGTGTTACTTATAACGGTAATAACAGAAGTAACGATATTACCAAATGCTATAACGATATCCATAAGAGCGCTAAAAACCACAACAACAGTATCTGAAAGTTTATTAAAGTTCATTCCAGTTGTCACCTTAGAAAATGACCTAATGGCATTATCAGCAAAACTTTTGAACCCAGAAACGGCAGTATCGACAAACGACATAACCGTGTTTTTAATAAAATTAAACGCAGGCGCTAGCGCTGTTTTAAACGAGTTAGCTAAGTTTTGAATAGTCTTTCTAAACTGTTCACTAGTATTATAGGCGTAGACAAAAGCGGCCACTAATGCAGATATTGCCAATACGGCAAGACCTAGCGGGCTTATAAACAAACCTTTCAACGCTGTCCCCACAGTACTCACAACACTGCCTATTCTAGTTGCAGCAGTTAAAAACGACCCTGTTGCCAGAGTCGCTGCACCTATAATTGGAGACAATCCCAAGAAAGTTCTTATTCCACTTCCTATTGCACTGTTAGATGTAGTAGCCCATTCCAATGTGCTACTCATCATGTCAACAATACTAGAAATAACACCGGCACTCCCTGCCATTGCGGCGTTTCTTAATGCTTCCCAGTTACCACCAACTTGTTCGATCTTTGACCCCAAGTTTTTCTGCATTTCGTTGGCTTGATTATTAAGAAATGAAGTGGCGGTTGCAGTATCTCCTGAAGCGAGTTGCATTGCCTTGCTATAAGCGTCCCAACTGGTAGTGGTATTGTCGGTCTTATCTTTGATAGATTTCATCAAAGGCAATATGGCAGCCATACCAGATGAACCAAACATAGTCTTTAATGCAGCCGCCTTGTCAGATGAGGACATACCGTCCATTGAATCTGCTATTTCATTTAATATTTGCGGCAAGGGCTTCATATTACCTTGTGCGTCATTGAAATTAAGACCTAAAGCAGCTGCTTGCTTTGCTGCTTTATCAGATGGAGCTTGCATAAGAAGTAATGCGTGGTTTAAATCCAATGATGCCTGTGCAGCACTGAAACCTTTGTTGGTCAGCAATCCAATAGCTTCAGATGTATCAGTCATGCTGATTCCGGCATTAGATGCAGTACCACCAATAGTTGCCAATGCTTGTTGCATATCCTCGATTGATGCATTAGATAAGTTAGCTGTTTCCGTCAAAATAGCAGCCGCTTGTTGAGGACTTTCCAACGAGTCGCCCCAGATGTTCATTGATTGTTGAACAACGCTAGCGGTTGTCTGCAAATCGGCGCCAGCAGCAGTAGCAGCTTCAGCAATAGCAGGAAATTCTTTCTTTATTGTTTCAAGAGACGCGCCATCTCGAGCCATTGCAACCATAGCGTCTGCGGCATCTTGTGCACTTATGGGTAAAACTGCACCCATGTGGTTAGCGACATCAGCTAACCCTTGAATATCTTTTGAAGTGCCTCCAGCAATAACAGCTGCCTTGTTCAATGAAGACTGAAAGTCACCAAATCCATTAACACTTTTGACCCCGAGTGCCGTTATTGCCGCCCCTGTTACCGCTAATGTTTTACCAATGCTAGATATGGCCTGGCTTGTACTGCTCATAGCGCTGCTGGTAGAACTGGAGAGTGATTTCATCGCTGATTGATAGTCTGATATATCAGCTCCAACGTGCGCAACAACTTCTCCGCCATTATATGTTGCCATTTTCACCCCTTTCTCCACCAAATGCAGTAGCTACTTTGCTATACAACTCAATTCGCTTTTGCTTGACAGTTTGTGCCTCTTCTGGCTTGTATGCCTGTTCGAGTAAGCGCTCCTCTTTAGCGCGATCAAATACCTTTTTAAATTTAGGTTTCTTTGCATTACTAAAATATCCGATATTTGCGGCTAATACAGCTAAGCGTTCACGTTCGTCAATGTTAGCCATTTGAACGCCTTTAATTACCGCATCCAACTCCCATCGATATAAGGTTAAGACCCAATCAATATCAAATATACCGAATCTTGCACATGTCTCGATTAGAGATTGTTGTTCAGCAATTTCAGAATACGTTCGATGGCCGCCACTTGTTGCTCTACCTTTTCTGTTTGTATCTTCTTCTTCAGATTCGGAAGGGCTTCCTCGATGTTCTCCTTCTGCGTGATGATTGACTTCTTGAAAAAACCGCTATTTTTCAACTCATCCTTCAATTCGTCTAGCGTTTCATCAATCTTTTCACCTTCTTCAGTGATTTCATCAACCGCAGTAAATATGTCATCTTCCGATGCTTTACCGACATTTCCAGCAACTTTAATAATGTCAACAATTACTGATGTGTCACCCATCAGGATACGAGTAAATAGATTTGTGGCACCGTCTCCTAGGTTGTTCCCGTTGTCATCAACGTTGCTAAAATCTCGGTTAGCATTAAACAAGGCCTTAAAGTTGAATTTCAAAGTTGATGTGTTCTTACCGATTGTTACTTCCATGATTTAATCCTCTTTCAATTGTTATGTAGAGGGCATATGCCCTTATTGTCCTAAGTCGTCAGATCCAAAGTCGCCAGTAGTTTCACCTGGACGTTCGAATTTGGCTAACTCTTCCAATGCTGATAATTGTTCATCAGTCAATGGGAATGTGCCGTCGGTCAATTTACCGATGATATTTAATGTGTAGTCAGCGCTCACCAAATCATCACCATCATCAATATCCAAGCTATCAACAACTCCATAGCCAAACATTGCGGGAAATGCTTGGTGGGTTTGTGCTGGTTCGGCGTCGTCTTGCTCTTGTATAGCGAAGCGTTTATCTACATTGACCCGCCAAACTTTCACTTGGTGTCCGTTGTGTTTTGCATCTTTGATAATGTCGATTGCCTTGTCACCAGGCACAACGTATGTTGACAATTCAATAGAATCTTCATTAGTTGAAGGCATAACAACTCGTCCAAACTTTGTTTGTTCATCAATTGAGTCGCCTTCAATACTTGTTGATCCATCTGTTTGTGCTGCAGGTAAAATTGCTTTACTTCCAACCGCTGCGCTCGTTGCTTGAATGAAGTACCAAATCTTTTTACCTAATGTGGGCGTGCCTTTTGTTGTTTCAACACCATTATCTACATATGCCATGTATATATCTCCTTTAAATAATTGCTGTCACAATAAAAATCACATGATAGACATCTCGTCCTACCGAATCATCGGTAATGGTATTCGAGGTCACTCGTGTGATTTGTGGTGTGGCTTGTTTAATTCGTAATTTAACGCTGTAAATCGCTTCTTCCAGCGCCGATCTACTGTCAATTGAGTAGAATAGATCAATTTGTAAATCTGTTGTAAGTACCTCATAACCATTCTTACCAGAGGGTGCGTCATCATCAAAGTGAGTACCAATCACAATGAATGGTTCAGGTACTGTTGCATCAGGTAGTCGTGATTTAACTGGAATGTCGCCAGCTTTAAGACTGTCACGGATACTATTTATCAACGTATTCATTGGTGATGTCATCTAAGCCCTCCTTTCAGCAAGTTTTGAATCTTTTGAAATAGAAACGGTGACTCCTGTTTCACGGCTGGTCGCATAAATGATTTGCCTGCCATCTTACGCGTACCAAATTCCTGATAAACAGAATATTCAGCACTTGAGGTAACATCTGCACTTAACATTCCGGTCTTTTCAGAAGCAATGTGTTGCTTCAAATACCCGGTGTCGACAGGGGCATAACTTTTAGCTCTTTTTTCAACACGGTTGGCAGTATTTAGAATAATATCTCCGGCCTCTCGCTGAATAATTGATGGCTGCCTATTAAATTTTTTTATCAAGTCGTCAGCACCATCAAACGTGATTGTCATTTTTGATTTAGCCATATTACACCGAACCTATAATAACAACCGTATTCTTTCGCGCTTGCTTGATAACTGTTGGTTTGCGCTTGATAGCCTTATCTATCAGTACATAGTCCATATTAGGAACCTTGTTCTTAAAATGAATTTCTTGAGCACCTGATTCGTATTTACCGAACACGCCCATATTCAATTCGTCACCAACTCCTGTAATTCGACACGGCAACCAGTCGGAAATCACAGGTTTAACCTCATCGTCCCAACCATCATTATCCACTTTCTGATTGGTAATGATTTTTACGCGGCCATTGTATCTCATTAGACGAACCTCGCTATACCGTTGCCACCATTTTTCTTACGATACTTGAATAAATAAACAGCGTAATCAGCCACATCATCATCAGACCACGTAGCCGTCACGTCACTTTCGCCAGATGACTTTTTACCCTCATCACCAATACGGTTAAAGCGTCTGATTGTGATTTCGCGCAACAACCATGACATCTCATTAGGAAATGTTGTAGCATTGTTTCCGTCCTGATTGATGTAGCTTAGTAACCGAGCTTCACTATCTTCCAACAGCAGTTTTAATAAATCATCTTGCTTGTTGTCCGTGATTGAAACAAGCAGTTTGACTTTAGTTAAATTATTACTTTCATCTGCCATAACTCCTCCTTGATGGGCTTCACACCCCATTTGACAGATTAAACGTCCGTGTCGTTGACTAATGCTAATAAGTCAGCCTTTACAGCGCTTGATGAATAAGATACACCATGTGCATCTAACCACGCCTTGATTTCAGCCACTGTATTATCATCGGTTGGTTTAGCTGGCGTTTCATCAGCCGTGTTATTCGCCTGTACTGGGCGCTGCAGCTGCAATAGTTGCTTCGACAACACCATCTGGAATTTCAGTAAATAGCTTGAATGCACCAGTAAATACTGATTCCAACGTCAAGTTAGATACAGTCTTGTCAGAAACAACGGCCAACAAACCTGTTTCATCTGTGTAATCAACAAATGAACCTTTCAGTGGTGAACGTGCCATGTCAAGGTATGCCAAGACAATGTTATCCACGGCAGTAGTATATACCTTGCCCTGTGGAATTGAACCCAAAGAAATAACGCGATCAGCTCCGATAAAGTTTTGCAACAACGTCATACCATAAGCGTTCGAAGCGTCTGCTTGAACGGGCTTTCCAGATAAGAAATTAGCAACGTCCATCGGATTAACAAACGATACAAATGATTGACCTTCGAATTCTGGCACCAGTTGCAACTTTCCCCATGATTGAGATAAAGCGATTTGCAAATCAGTGGCCGAAATCTTTGTATTGGTAGTTCCCAAGAAAGAAACAAAATCAGTCTTAACACCTGATTGAATTTCACGCATTAAGCGTTTGTCTGATTGGTCAATAGCAATATTTGCACCGTGACGTGCCACAGCTTCGGCAGAAACAGCACGGCGCTTCTTCAACCATTCAACTTTTACAGTACGGTCAAGCGCACGAGTTACCTTTGACAAAGGAATTGTTTCACCCTCGCCAACCGTTGCTGCCGTGTCCATATCAACAGCCCACTTGTACAAATTGATTTGCATATCAGCCGTCATTGGTTCTTTGCGAGTTACACCCAAAAGGGTTAATAGATCATTGATTGATGTTCCAAATTTGTTAACGAAGTCAATTGACTTAATTGTCCCCAAATCAGCCATCACGTTTAAATTATTTTCAGCCATGCTTGTAGTTCTCCTTATTTAAATAAATTAATGTTCTCGGCAATTAGTCTCTGGCGTTCAACCGTGTCGGCTACTTTCAAAATTTCACTTTTGGTTAACGCTCCAGTCCGACCACCTGCTTTTGGATTGTTGCCTTTAAGCTTTTCATTGACAGCAGCTTCAATAGCCTTGTCAAATTCTGCTTTAATGGCACCGATATTATTTTTTGTTGTTTCAGCGTCTTCTGATAGCACCATGTCAACAAACGAATCAGGCAGACCGTTTTCTTCAAGTTGGTGTTTAGCCTCATAGCGATACTCGCGCATGTTAAGCTCTTTTTCACGCTTATCCAATGTTTCTTGCTTAGCTTTATCTTCCGCTTCTTTGCGTTCGGCAGCAGACATCTTAGCTAATTTTTCAGCATTGCTGATTTCTTCTTGCTTTTCCTCGTCCCACTTTGATTTAGCGGTCTGTAAAGCATTGGCGATACGCTTATCAACTTCGGAATCAAATTCCTTTGGCGTAAACGTCAACTTGTCATCTTGAGTTGCTGTTTGCTCTTGATTGTCAGTTGTTTCAGTGTCTGTGTTTGTTTCTTCTGTGTTAACTTCATCAGCCATGTTAAATTCTCCTGTATTTGCAGCCCATACACACTGTTACTGCTCTAATGTCCCATGCACACAGCTAAGCCCACACACAACTTTCATAACAGCCCATACACACTTATTTGAATAGGTTTAACGACGTGTTCAGGTCGATAAATTGCAATTAAAAATCCCAATCCATATCCGGTAAACCATCTACCGTGTCTGAATCGAGATATTTATTGTATTTAGTTAAATCACTTGCCACCGGTACGATTGTACTTCGACAGTTAGGGTGCATTGCTGGTGCATTTGTTCCTGGTAAAAATTCACTGATTGGAAATGTTTGACCATTTAATTCACGACATATAGATGATGTTCGATTATCCATAACAGCCATGAATTCATACTCAGTAACACCCATAGTCCCATATCTTTTCGCTGTTGAAGCATTAGCAACATAAGTTGATTCAGTTCTTACTAACCGTTCTGTGTTTGGTTTAGTACCACCAAATGTATCACGCAACTTCTTAGCTGTTACACGTGGATTAGTGCCGTTAATAGCTGCCTTAACTAGCTCATCTTTCAACTTGTTAGCCAGAACATCATTATCACGCCATATTCTTTGCGAATAACTAGCACCGCTCCACTCCATTTGTAGGATTGATTCAATCTCACGTTCGTTCAGCGTTTTGATTGCATTACCAACCGACAAAGCGCTGTATATATATGCACTTTCCTTAGCTAGATATGCGGTAAACGTTTCTGATTGAGCGTTGCTAGCCTGTAATATCCTAAAATCAATCTCTAGCTTCAAAAGTTCTAATCGACTAATCTTAGATGTCATGTACTGAGCGTTCAATCGTTTTAATAGCTCTGGATTGTCCTTGTTTGACTTTCGATAGGCATTTGCACGTTTCACATAGTCGTCAAGGTCAACAGCTCTCACACGCTTTCTAGCTTCATCATACGAGATTGTGTTCTTATCAGCATACTTCTCATAAAAATCATCTATCTTTCGCGCAATATCATCAGACGCAGCTTGATATTCTTTCAACACAGCATTAGTCAGCTCCGTGTCTTTAACATCTAGCAAATCCATAATTGCCTTTGTGCGCTTTTCCCAATAATTATCGGCCATTTACACCACCATCATCAGGTTTTAACTGTGCGTAACCAGTTTGCGTTTGAAAGTTATTAGCCTCTTGTTGTTTTTCATCAGACAACCGTTTCATCTCTGTATCAGCATCAACACCTGTAAATGTTTCAAGCAGTGAGAATAATGTCTCATCACTGATAACACCGTATAGCTGTTTAAGCTGTGAGACACGTTCTTCATCATTCTGTGGCACGTTTGGTGTGAACTTAACTTGAATATCGTTAATCAAGTCATATAAGCCCTCTTGCTTGCCTGTTGTTGATACGCTGTTCTTGATAGCCCACACATTACCAAGCAAACGCAAACGGCGCATAATTCCACGCGTCATCAGACGTTCTTTGGTCTTGCGCAGATTGTCGTTGCCCATAAGCTTGTACTTCATAGCTTCACCGGACTGTGTACCAGCAAAGTTCTGGTCGTTAGTATCTGGTGTAAACGTGAAGCGTAGGATATCATCAACTAGCCGCTTCTTGTACGCTTCAGCTCCGGTTGAATCATAAGTCTTGGTCAAATAGAAAGCATTTGGATTGGGTCCGTCTGGATCACTATTGTTATCCATTATCAGCATTCTAGCTTTTTTCATAGACTCGAATACAGACGTGCTAGAATTTGCAGTCAGTATTGGTTTACCGAAATCATCAAGCAACGGTTCACCATCAGCGTCTAATTGATACTCCGGCTCTGCTGTTCCAGTTACTGGATTGCCAATCAACACTAGGTAAGCGTCATTCATATCTTGCTGAAAGTTAGCTAGTTCTGACTGTGATAGATCATAGGCATCAATTCCATCTAGTACGCTTTCAAAGTCACCCAATCGTTCCTCGTTGTTCTTATACTCGTTGATTGGCACACCATTATAAGCATGTTCGGCAACGTCAACAAACGTCATGCTGCTAAACGAAGATGATTCAGACTTATAGTAATATATCTTGTCTGCTGTATAGACTTCCACGAAGCTATTTGTATCGCTTTCGCTATAACTAATTTGATAAAAGCGCACACCGAACAACGAATTAGCAGCTATTGTGTCATCATAAACGACAAATGTTTGCTCTGGTTCGAGTTTGGTAATGCGCTCTTGTGCATTTGTATCTGAATAAACCAGCTCATATGCACGTCCGTATATACTCAAATCTGTTTCGAGCAATCCGTCATGATAATCAGCACCGTTTTGCTTTGAAAATTCGTTAATCTTATCAAGCAAGTTTTCACTATCGCTGTCATAAGTAATTGGATTGCCCAACATATAACCTTGCATGAATACTGTGATGTATTTAGCCCAATCACTAGCAATGCGATTGTCGGCACGGTCTTTGTCGCGTCCTGTATCACGATACTTAATGTTGTTATCAGCCAAATAATAGCGTTTCAACTCTTGTAAACGTGGTAACTGTCTAGATTGAAATGACGTGATGTAATCATTGACTTTTTCAATAAATCCAGTCGAACCCATGTCAACAATATTTTCAAAGTCGTTAGCCGACATTTTAAACACTTCATTTGCTTGTGGTCCAAACCTTGTTTTAGTTAAAAAATCTATTGTCATAATTACCTTCCTAATCCTAATTGCTTAAATGCTTCCATGCGATCAGTGGTGCTCTTTCTAGTCATGATTAATGGCTCTGCTGCGTATCTCATGGCGTCCATCAAGTGGTTATTTTTATCGACAGCCTTACCAACCCAACCGCCCTCTTTGTCGGTATCATAAACATACGAATTAAGTTCTTCTATGGTGTGTTCAAGCGCTGGCAATACATGTATTTTGAAGTCTTGTAAAAACGTAACACCAAACATGATTTCGTACTTGTGTGCACGTTTCATGCCTGATATACCTTTGTTTTTCAACTCTTGTATCATGCGGTCACCACCGTTAGCATAATCAGCTCTAATATCGCCTTGTTGATAGCCATGAACATAGAGCCATCTAAATATTTCATCAGTTAGCATGTGTTGCTTATACATTTCTTTGTATATATAAACATCCTTTGTTCTGATGTTGATTGCATATTCTATAAATGCTGTCGGGTCTGGTCCATATCCCCAATCCATTCCACGTACAATACGAGCGTCTTTAGCAACTTCTCTAACGTCAAACTTCTCAACAATAGTGTTTTCATATATCAGACCTTCTGCAACGCCCCACTCGCCATCAACAGCAACTCTTGCACGTCTCGGATTGCGTTCCTTCATCTCTAAAAGACGATTAACGTAGTCTTCATCAAGGAATGGATTGTCTTTGTAGGTGGTTGTTATGGCTAATGAGTTATCAACCCTAGTATCTTCATCAAAGAATTTAGGTTTCAACCAATGACGTTCGTTCCAGGGATTAAATGTCAATATGGTTTGATAAAACCCGCCTGGATCGTCAATCACACCACGCATAGATTCATCAACAGTTTCAAATGATTCTTCCAACTCCATTTGATAGGCTTCTTCAACCCATAAGCGACACAAGTTACCAGTCTCAACAGATATTGACGTGATAGACAGTGGTTTATCAGCACCGCGGAACAGTATTTTTTGTCCTGTTGGCTTATACGTTATTTCTGGCAGCGAACCGTTGAATTGAAAAAGGCTACCAACGCCCATGCGATTAGCAACCTTTTGTAATAATGTGAATGTTGATTGTCTGTTAGTGTTTGCGTATCGTCTCAATACAAGCCAGTTTACGTATGGTTTGGTCACAATATCAAGAATAACCTTAGTGGCTACACCCTCGCTCTTGCCACTACCACGGCTACCTTTGTAAGCTATGTACCTTGCCTTACTATTGAACAACGGCGCATAAGCCTTGCTGACCATTTTAGGAATATTCCAATTGATTACAGGCATTAGAAGCCCTCCTCAAATGGATTGATGTTAACAGTGATGTCACTATTGCTACCGGACAACAGTTCCGCTTTCTTTTGTGCAATGTCAGCTTCGGCGCTCAATTTACGTATCTGCTGTTCAATAAGTTTGTCATTATTTGGATATCGCTTCATAATATCCCGCATAGCACTAATTTGTGTCTTGAAGTCAGCAGTTTTTTCAGTCTTCTCTACACCGATAGGAGTTGCCACAACAACCGTCTCTGTTATCTCACCAGTAACTATGCCTGTAAGCCTTTCAAGTATTTGTTGTGCCGTCATAATCTTAGATGAGGCTATTTGTTTCATGCGCTTATCTATGTATTCTTTAAGGTGAGGTTTTGTGAGGTTTTCGTAGCCGACCTCCTTTGCTGTTCGCTTACTATAACCAGCTTCAATCGCCGACTGCGTAGCGTTTCCTGTCTTGATATACTCATCAGCAAACTTCTTCTGCTTTGGTGTTAATTTCATGTCATTGTGTCACCTCCTTTCAAATTTAGTGAAAAATAAAAAGGCTCAATGCCTTTTACTCATATTTCAATTTTTCAATTTCCATATTCTTTAAAATTATTTGGTACGTATCTGGATACTTAGATGAAGAATCCAATAAAATATATGAATCAACTAAGTCGTCTATAGGACTGGTATCTAAGTCGTAATCGCTCGTTGTTACTATGATTTTCAGTTTTGATTTATCATTTTCAAGAGATTGCCTAAAACTTTGTAAACTCTTGTCGCCATCAGACAATATTCCTTGTACTGGACAATAAATCGATACATCTTCATTAATTTTCATCCAAGAATTTTGTATATATTTATCCGATTTATAACTTACACCAAAAATTTCTATTTCACTATTCTGTTTTAATAAAATATTCGAATTTATCCCATAAAAAGAAAACGATCTGTTTATTATTTCAGAAGCACGCCCAAGGGTCCACGTTCTAATTAAACCTTTGTTCAACTTACCATCAGATTTTAACTTTGAAACAGCTATAAAAACGTCAATTATTTTATCGTTATCGTCAAAACCATTAATAAGTATAGTTGATACGTCATCATCTAAATAAGCCGAAACTATCGACTTTACAAAGTCTCTATCAGCTTTCTCAATTGTTCTAATGTTGTTATTCATCTCAAACCTCCAATAGCAGTAATTATAATACTAGATAGACGTGGGTTGAATTAGAAATTAAAAACAGGTGTTCATTCTGATATAACTACAACTAAAAAATCAATTTCATTTATTTTTTTCAAACTTGTCATGTTTATCATTATCATACTTGCAATTTTTGCAAAGATTTGGCAGCGATGACATCTCCGAAGGATTCAAAACGCTACCACAACCAACACACTCAAAATAACCATTTTGCTTTGCGAAGTACGCTTTTTGACCTTCTCTCTCTTCAAAATCCTCATTATTTCCTGACATTATTTTTGTACCTCTTTCTTTTTATATACTTATACTATACTCCGAATAGAATAGTTTTAATAATTTATCTAATGTTATCTTTCAAATGATCAACAATATTATTATTTTGCACCATTTTTTAACTCATATCTCTATATCTGCTTCAAGATCGATGTTTTCAAAGTTAATGTCTTCCCTTGCTAACGCCATATCTATCCTCCTAAATGTTGTTTACATCATAGCACGTTACAGGAAATCAATTTTCTAACCACTTCATGTGGCTCTTGTAGTCAATCTGTCTGTTCTCCAACACTTCTGACCTAACCTGAATACGTGAGCGTTCATGTCGTGCGATACTCTCCGTCTTCATCATGTCAGCGTGCTTACGATTAACATCAGTCGCCCGTTTAATATGTCTACGTCTCTTGCGTAGTTTCTTCTCTGCTTCATTCATGTTTAACTCCAATAAAAAAGCACCCGTTAAGGTGCAATTATCTGTCTCTATTTAATCAAAATAGCCTTTTTGTCAAAATACATACTCAGGTTGGTCAGGTCTTTTTAACTTTATAAATCTACTTTACCTATAGTCTTTTTTTCACTATAAAAAATCATTGCAATCGAAAGTAACGCTGTTTGAATCGAATACGTAATAAATACACCAACTAAGAATCCCCAAAAAATATACAATACATTAGCAAAAGTGGATGGATAATTTTTAACTACTTGTAACAAAATAGTGGTTATGAGTGCGGCAAAAGAACTCAACAAAGAATATATCAAAATTTTGGGAAGGACATTCTTATATTTACTTTTACTCAGTTCTTTAAGAAAGTCTGTTTTTGTCATTGAAATTATCATTCCGTAAAAAGCAGAATAAAACCCTATAACAATTGACAGAAAATTAACCATTGATTCCAAAATATTTTCAAACCCCGACAGGTTTTTATATGATAAATCAAAACTCGCTTGGACTACAATCAAAAGTAATAGAACTGCAACACCTGTGATTAGTGGAGCAAATTTAAACATAAAATCTTTCATTGGCTCTCCTTTATTGGTTTACTTTAAATTTTCTATGATTTGATCTCTAAACGGAAGCTTATTTTCATCACCAATACCTAAGTATAAGAGTTTCATGATTTCCTCTACAGAAACAGGATCTAAATGCATTTTCCTTGCTTTTCCATCCTTATTTTGAACCGATGCGAACTTATGAGAGACTCTGAGCTTGCCGTTCAATAAATCATATTTTTCAATAGAATTATCCCCTTTTTTCCCATTTACAGCAAACGTACTAAATAAGTTCAATTTTTTTTGAGATTCTGTAATTAATTTTTTTGTATCTACATGATTCAGCCCAGGTTGCTCTTTCTTCGCAGTCAGTTCGATTTTTATATTTGGAGCATCCAAGTTATCAAATCCGTCTCCAAAGATTCCCAATAGTTTGCTTAACCCCTTTGGCATCTCTACACGCTTATCAGATGCAAACCCCAAAGTTAATTTACTGAATCTGTCATTTTCCAATATTTGAGCTATCATTTTTTTATCAACAACGGGTCGAAAGTCAATTTCTAATTCCTTGAAATTTTCTGCATCAAAGTCTTCTTTACTTTCTTCAATTTTTTTATACATAGCAGATAAATAAGCTGTCAGTCCTCTCACGGATAAGCTATGATAATTCCTCTGAATAAACAAGATACATAGTTCTGAATCAAAAAAGCATCCGATATCCTCTGCTAAATATTCATCTTCATCTAATTCCAAGAATTTCAATTCTTCTTTATTTTCTTTTGTTGTAGCTATCCCCTCATCTCTGGACCTTGTTATGTGGAAATAAGTTAGTTTTTCAGAAGATTTCAATTTTGTGTATTTTTTTCGATCAAAACCAACATCATGAATTAGGTTCATTGTGACCTTCTCACCAAAATATATCATTCCTCTATCTTTGTATTTTAGAAGTGCAATATTTTTGAGCAGGTTTTCGATATTTAAAATCATCTCAGCGCCATTTTTAGTTGTGTAAACTTGATAGGCTTCAAAATAAACCTCTTGCGTTTTACTAACCATTGTTAAATCTCCGATATTTTTAGTAATTTAATACATCATATCACAAATTATAAAGGTAACTATCGCTGAAAAAATGTTTAAAAAGAAATCACCATGATTGGCCGCTATTAAGTTGTGCGGACGTACCGCAATGTGAATGGTTGGATTCGAACCAACTTTTTCACCCGAACCGAAACGGATCTGTGTTACATTCACCCATACATAAATAATTTAACTAGTATTGCAATCATTTCTGTATGTTTGCTCTCCTACCCCGAGTGAAACGGCTTATTGATTCATCACGGAGTAGGTGACGCAACGGATAGATATGGACTTGAACCATATATAAGATGTCTTCATATTTTTTCTAACCGAGTAAACGAATATGTGAGTACGTGACTGCGAGATAAACGTTCACTCGAACATGCCATTCATGTTGCTATCCATAATGATAGATATTCCAACCTATCGTATTTTTACATACACAGTGGCTTTTTCCGAAGCGTGTGTAACGTTGCTTTTAATGGATTAGCAATAACCCTAATACCCTTTTAATTTTGAGTTTTTTTAAGTCAAATAAAAAAGCATCCTAAGATGCTTTTATGATGATCTATATCATTTTTACGATATTATCAATACTTTTTTCAGGAGAGTATAGAATGCCTGGGTCACCACGTGCTAAATAGTAGCACATTAAGTTACTCTTGTCACTAACATGTTATGTACGGTGTCTCACTCCTTTTAGTGAGAAAGAAGTTAAACAAAGTAAATCGAGAATGTTCATGTGAGACACCATGAAAATAATATTAACATTGTTTTCTGTGAATTACTATACCGTTTTCAATATGATTGATAATTATCAACAATACAATTATCACACTGTTTTTAGGTCAAAAACTGTCTAAAAACTCGCATGTTTTCGCTACTCTGAGTTATCCACAGGCTGATAAGCAAACACTGACTTTCGATATATCTGCTTAACATTCTGCAAATCTCTGTGGCACTGGCTCTCTGATTTAGAAAGTATTCTAGCTACCTGACTCCAACTACGCTTGCGTCTACGATCATATCGCAAGGATAGCATGGCTCTTTCTTCCTCAGTAAGTATCTTCAAAAAGTTAGACATGCACCACTTGTCGCGGATAAAGGACTGTAACGCATAATCGCTCTCTTCAATGATTAGCTGATTATCCAGAACTCGATTCTCTTTGTTTTGAGCAGCACCACCGCCTATATTTTCATCAATAGTTTCAGGTGTCTGCAACTCTATCTTACGTAGTTTAATCTGCATGTCGATTACACCTGAATAATAGTCACTTAGGTATCTGTCTATTCTTTCTGCCACACTCTACTCCTAACTATTCATAATCTCTTCTCAATTTTTCGTAGATTACAAATGACGTAATCCAAAATATCAACATGACTGCATTCAACCCATAAGCTACACCAGGCGTCTTCATTGTAGGCGGTAAATCACCCCAATTAATCCATGTTCCCATCATTAAATATGACAACGCTCCTATAAAGAACGATTTCATTAAACTAACAATCATCACTCGTCCTCCACCTTTTTAGATAAGACGTATTCGATATAATCAGCGCTACCACTATTCAAAACAGATTTGTCTATGATTTTATAACCATTTGCTAATAGTTTTCGCACAGCATTTAGGCTGTTGCTATTGCTCATAATTGACCGCTGAATTTCGTATTTAAATTTAGGCTCTTTAAGCTCATATTCTTGCCGTAACTCATTAATCAATTGAATGACGTCATCGCTGTATATCTGTTTTGTTCCGTCCATTGATAGAACTCTTGATTTGTCTACCGCTTCATCAAATGTCATTTTCTCTCTCCAAAAACTTAATTAAATCATCTGTGAATTTCTTGTGCCAATCGTCCATGTTAATTACCTTTCCTCATAAAAACATAAAACAGAGCTGCATCAAGACCAAATATAATTACGTATGTCACTGCTAATTCAAAATTGATAACCATGAACAATCCAGCGATAACGCTAACTAGCATTAGCAAGATACATATTGTTAGTCCTGTGATTTGTAGTTTTCTCATAAAATTACCTTACCTTTATTAATTTCATAACCCATTTCTTTGGCATAACCATATATCGATGATTCGTTACAGCCAGATTGTTTAGCGATTTCATGAACGTCCGTAACGCCAACTTTTGTCAACTGTTTAAACTTCACTACTCGTTTTTGCTTGGCTTCTGACGGCGTTTCTTCTGGCGCTTCCACGAGCCCTTTTTCAATTAACTTTCTGCGTTTGGCATATATTTGAACAGTGGTTTTACCAATCGCGTTCGCAATTGCCTTGAATTCTTTACCTTCAGCGAGCATGGAAATTAATGTTTCCGTTTGTTTATCGCTCCAGTGGCTTGAATTTTCACCGCCTGGTTCTATTTTTAATTTTGACTGCATCCACTCGGCAGCCATATCAAATCCGAATTTTCTTTCCTTGTCACAAAATTCAGCTGCATAGTTCGTCATTATTATTTCTCCAGTTCGTATATCTCCAATCGCGGGTTATCTTTGTCGATATAAAAATCATGATCATATCCTTTGATGTGTTTGATATTGTCGTTCCCTAAAAACGTCACCCCTCGAACATTAGCCTTTTGCATGCCATCAAATATGAATTTTTTTATGAAATCCCAATTATCAGGGTCAATTCGTCCGTCTGCTAAGTACCAGTCAAATTTCAATTTACAAGGCCAATTAAATATAATACCATCAACCATAGCTTGTTCAACTATTCTTTTAGCATATAAAGTTCCCTTCTTTTTCAATCCGGAACCTGCATATCTATTCGTTCTTTCTGCATTTATATACTTATTCAAAGTTTTATCTCGGTACTGCTCGATATTGAAATAAATTTTATTGTTAGTCATCTTCTAACTCGACCATTTCTAACCTCCCTTTGGTTTTGGATTTCTTGTCAGATACAAACCTTTTCACATAGGCCGGTCGTGTCATGAACATGATGTGATCAAATGATTTACCTGTCTTTCTGGCAATTTCTCTAGGTGTTCCATCTGCAATAAATTCATCACCTTTGTACAATGCCCAAATTCGTTCTGATTTCGGTTTTATCTTAGTAGCCATATCCTTTCCTTTTCATTTACCCTCACGTCCACATAAACCGTCATATTTGAAGTTTTAAATGTGGTTTAGTGCATTTATACTTAAACAGCGTTTAACGCCTTAAAACGCTTGTTATTGTCTATCTGGTATTTAATCTATGAACCTCTGCTATGCGCTCATCTATCTTGATGCCTGTTAGATGGTGTTTCTGTAAGAATGTTTCCACCCCTAACGAATGCGCCTCTTGATGATGAATGCGGCATAATTGCACGGCTCTGTGTTTCAAATGGTTAGTCTTACGCCTGTCTACGCCTTGACCAATCGTGTCTAAATGGTGCAGGTCACTCGGTCTCTTGCCACATATCACGCAACACTTGTTCATCAGACACTGATATTCCCAGTGCGCTATTTCCTGTGGCTCCAGTTCATTCAACGGCTTCACACTCAAACCGATATTATGCAAAACTGCATAATCTAATAACATGTTGATGAACTCGTTTGTGTTGCTCTTTTTACCCTTGTCATCACTCAAACTAAATTCACCGTATTCCATGCCGTAGTAATATTCGTACATGGTGTAAAAGTGTTCACGCATAGTCTCTTTTGTTTCTAACCAAACGCCACCAACCTGTGAATTCCAAATATCTTTTAATATTGCAAACGCAAATCTACGCTGTTTTGGTGTTGGTTCATTATCATCACTAGCTACCACCGATAGAACTTGTTGCCGATTAGTTGCGTGATACTTCTGCAATGTGCGCAAATCATCATCGCTCATTCGCAATGTGACTAACCCTTTGTTTGGATCTAGCTTATTCACTTGTCCAAATAATTCAGTCAACGGTTCACCTTAATTCATCCGTTTTAACATTTAGCGCATCCGCAATTTTAATAATGGTTTCAAACATTGGACTACGTTCATTTCTAATAATCGGATTTATTGTGCTATATGGAATACCAGATTTCTTAGATAACCAATAAATAGTTTTGTGTTTTTTGATCAAAATATTTTTTATTTCATTACCGTAATATTTGGACATTTTTTGACCTTGTTTATTTCCTTTCTAGGTTATAATATTTATATTGAGCATTATTTATATGCTTAAATAAACCAGCGGGAGGTCTTTATCTTGACCCAAATGTTGAGTTTTTCTGCGTTGAAGTTTAATGGCGTTCTTGCTTGAAGTAGGTTTGACCAACTTCCCCGATTTCTGTAATTAGTACGATTCAAAGTGATTATTTTTGGTCGAATAGTTTCCCGAGAATCTATTAATTCCGTAAACTCAGAGATTTAACTGAACCATTCTAAGAAACCTTTTACATGATTGACCAGAGTTTTAATATAGTGCGAGACTCACACAGATCAATCAACTGGTAATGACACATCAGAGGCAACGGAACGAGTCAGTAAGTCTATAGTCAAATAGATTTACAGCCTTACATTAAGCCATAAGATTAGTATTCATGTACTATTCTTATGGCTTTTTGTTACTCCTCCAACTTTGTTTTCAATCCCATTTCTTTCAACTCAGCAAGTTCCTTGGCTACATCTGACACATCAACATTCGACTCTGCTACTGGTTCTGTTATCATCTGTGGCTCTACTCGTTGTGGCTTATTGCTGTATCCTTTGTTGCTAGTTTTCTTAACTGGCTTCTTGCCGTCTCTATATCCCAGTTCACTAGCTTTATCTGAATACTTGTCAAAGTTACGAGCTATGGTACTTGCTGTCGTGTTCTGCAAAATGTCATCATTCCAACTCATGACGTAGTTGATAACGTCTTCAAATTCTTGGACACTAACATTTTTAAAGACTAGTCCGCTAAACGTACCCTGATTAGCAACGTTCCTACCAAGTGCTTTGTTGAAGATGTTTAGCATTTGTTGAGCGGGCGTTTCTGTGCTTTGCTCTGTTTTTGACGATTCGTGGTACGATTCGTCATACGAATGGGGGTACGATTCTTCATTGTCATTGTCATTGTCATTGTCATTGTCATTGTCATTGTCATTGTCATTGTCATTGTCATTGTCATTGTCATTAGATTTTAACTGCCGTCTTTTCATTTCTTCCTCAAACAATGATTTGATTGTTGAATCGAAACTCCTTAAAGACTTGTTCCAGAAACCTTGCATACGTTCGTAGGTTTCTTTGATAAGTTCGCTATCTTCGACTGCGTTTAACTCTTTTGAAAGCAGGTCACTAACTGGTTTACCGCCCTTTACAATGCTATATTTCAATGAATTGATTACTGATATTTCGCCAGTTTTTTGACTATATAGAATATTTTTGTATTTTATTTCAAAGCGTTGAATCAACACTGCAATAACTTCTTGCGTGTATCCCGTTTGAAAACTAATTATTTTTTTTGGTAGTTTATAAATTCCTAATTGAGTCGATTCAGGGTTTGTCATTAGATACAATAAAAAGTATTTGTCTTCGACCGAGAACGTATCGATAACTTTATTGTCATTCCAAAACCTTGTATCAACGATTCTTTTTATTGCCACTGTTACCTCCTTTGGGCTTCACACCCTTTCGTGTGGTTACGCCACATCGCCATCATACGAATGAACATCAACGAATTGAGCGACTTAAACTCTTTTCACTGGTTAATCAGTTTAGTGACGATGATCGGGTCATAACGACCTTAATTTAATTGTTTGGCGATTTCGGAAAGCATTTGTTTGAAATCTTTACCAGTGTAAATATCGTCATCTTGAATATCGTCCCAAAGTTTCGAGAACTCATATTTAATTGCTCTTTTTACTTCCTGAACTTCCGTTAACTTGGGCGGTTCAGATTCCAATGCTTTAGCTTGAACAAACTCTAGATTCAATAACTTAGTTAACGCTCCGGTTGGTTTACCAGTAGCGGTGAAATTGCTAATCTTTAACCAATCTGCCTTAATGGTCAGTGGCGTTTTAAGGTGATACGATTCATTACGTTCATCAATTTCTTTTTGCAACACAGGTTGTAATTGCTTTAGACGACCAACATTCCACGTATTTTGTTCTTCCGTAATATCCTCAATGATTGAATCGGCAGTATCTTTAACGGCGAATAAACCACCATTGCGCTCAATTAATTCTTGTTCATAATCCTTAACATTTTGCTTCACTGATTTCTTGATTAAGTCAGATACTTGCTTCATGTCTTTCTTCAAAGCAGCCATACTTTGAGCATCTACCTTGCTATTAATCGTGGTCACTTCAACACCGTTCAACGTTGCTCGTAAATCGTTCCAGTTCTGTGCCACACCGTTTTCAAAGCTAATCAATGGCATTACTGTTTTTGGCTCACTCATTTCACGTCCTCCAAAGCTTCATTCTTTTCAGCAAAAGGATTAGGCGCATCACCTGTATCAACTCCTGAAAACGGATTATCGCTTTTTTCTGCTGGTTGATTATCAATAATTTCTGGTTCAACGTTTTGCTCTTCAGGAGTGATTTCTTCTGTTTCCGGAGTAACATCACGTGCTTCACGCTCATTCTTATCATCTTCGGCAATAGCTTGCGCAACCTTAGTAGTCTTGGGGGCAAACTTAAGCAAGTCTTTCATCACAGTTTTAATCGCCATTGCATCAAAATCCGTGTACCATGGTGTCTGTGGTGTTTTGCCGTAACGGTCTTTATGGTCTGGCCCCTTATAAGTTTGGCTGAACTTCATAGCATGGTTAATTACTCGTTGGATCGGCCAATACTTGACGATACGTTCGCCGTCTAAGTAATAAAATGCCAAGTATCCGGCTACTGGACTTTCACCGTCTACGTATGGATCATAGTTTTCATTTTCCATTGTGAATTCATCAAATACATAGTTGTAATGTGGCTTGTTCGCTTCATAAACAACACTTCCACCCAAACGACCAACACGACCAGTATTCTGTACAAGCTTGATAATCCCTCGATAACCTAATTGGAACTGGGCTTTAACATCTTTGGTTATCCACTTACCGTCTACCTTCGCGCGCTTTCCGTACGGAATGACGTAGGCTTCACCAAGGTCTGGTAAGACGGATAAATCAAGAATGGCTGCTCGCATTGCCGCGTTTGTCAAATCATTCATATTTGTTTTTGCTAAGTCTGGGTTCAATGCCACTACTGTTGACAATCCGCTTAAGAAACCGGCTGCGTTGTCTTTCAATATTTCTTCAAAATGCTTTTGCATCTTGTCACTGTTAATGATTTTTTGAACTTGTGCTACTTCATTTGCCATAGTTACTTCCACTCCAATTCTTTAATTGCTTCTTCACCATACGTGCTATAGGGCGTTAATATTCCCTTGTGCACACCGTTTAAACAGTTTTTTTCCAAATACGTACCAAGTGCTTCACCGGCACAAACAACTTCTTTCGTTCCGACTTTGACCACATAAACGAAGTAACATTCTTTTTGCAATTCTTCATAAGTCATCCACATAAAGTCTGCTTCATCTGTATTATTTAATGCATAAACATACAAACATTTATCGTGAAACGGAACGGCTTCTTTTCCCTCAAAATAGTCACGTTCAAAATCATTTCGTGGTTTATATGGTTCGGGTAATGTCACTACCATTTGCTTTTACCTCGTTTCTTGCTATAATCGAGATATAAATTTCATTCAAATAATTTATATCCAGCGCTTTAACTGTTGCAGCAGTTAGGCGCTTTTTTATTTAACCCGCAAATACTTGTTGCTACCATCTGTGCCAACCATGCGTTCCAAACGGTGCTTATTACGTTGATGCTCACGCTCTTGTGACTCACCTTGTATCATGCCACCTACGAAAACGAATACAAGCACGATCGCTACTGCTATTACTTGTAAGAACCACATGTTTTTCCTCCTTATGCTGCTTGCAAAAACTTATTAATAAAGTATTGCTGTCCCTTACCAGTCACCTTCGGTGTCTTAGTTGTTACGTTTACCCCATTTGAGTTAATGTGGTTATGCTCCTTGATTTCGAACAATCCCATTTCCATACTCTTTTGAGTTGGCATGTTGTAGTCTGTTCCCTTACGGCGAATTAGATAGCCACTCTCACGCAACCAGATAAACAACCGGTTAGCACCTGTATCAATGCCATTCTGTTTCAACAACTTTGCTAGTTCGCCAACCAAGATACTTGTTTGACTTGCGCTAACTGCATCAGCGAACAATGCTTTGGGCTTCATTTCAGCAATTATTTTGTCCTTATGTTCAAGAAGTTGTTGTGAAGCTTTCAAACCTAACGCCATCTGATAAGATGGATCACTGGCTAATTCCTTGTAACGCTCCTCGACTTGAATAAAGTAATTACGTACTTGCTTACCTTTTTCGTTACGCTGTAACATCGCAATTTCTTTTGCAGTGCTAATCGTTAGATTGTATTCGACACTCGGACGACCGCCGCTTGAGGTTTTGGACAAAAATGACCAAAAGTCCGTACCGTCTACAAAACCATATTCAATCATTCGTTCAATCCATTTGTTGAACTGAGTTTTTACTTCTAACGCCTTGTGCAAGTCTCGTGCGTTAACAAACTGTTCTCCCGATTGAGTTGTATCAATCTTGATAATTTCTTCCATGTTATTTACCTTTCTAAATTTCACCCTCGTATGTTTTCCCAACTGATATAGCAGCCGTAAACGCGTCCCATGCTTTTCGTGGAATTACACCGCCACGTTGTGGGTATTTAATAAACGGAGCATCGTCCCTACTTAGGAAAACTGATCGTAATGTATCTTGGCCGGTTTGTGTGTACAACTCCAATAATGAAATCGTCATCAAGTTAGGCCAACCTATTCTGTTATATGTTTCTATTTTTTCAACACGCTCAGGTGTTAATTGAAATGCTGTTGCCATGTTACTGTTCCTTTCTTGACGGCTCGACTACGTCACTGGTTGAGCTTTTTCTATGCTGGTTGCTTTCGTTCTTTATCGGGTACGGTTACTGTAAAAAAAATACCCAATGAATCAGTTCCGTATCCTAAAATTTCAGCAGCTTTTGCTAATTCGTTAGCCCCAAGTGGAACTATTCCTAATTCTCGCTTAGCGTATGGTGTTCTGGAGTTCCATCCCATCAGTGATGACATTTCATCTTGTGTAATTCCATTGGCTATTCTTTCTGCCTTTAACCTTTTTAAATTCACATTCATGTTTGTGCCTCCTTTCTGTTCTCTTTCGGGTACATCTATAATATACAATGTTCGTTCTCAATTGTCAACACTTTTATTCAATAAAAACTCTTTTTGTTCTCTTTTGTATTTTATTGTGTTCGTTTGGGAACGGTGTTATAATGAAACAAATAGAAATGGGGTTAAAAAATGCGTACTAATGATGAGATAATTAAATTGTTAAAAGAGTTAACCGCCGAACGTGGATATTCAATTAGCGAACTTGCTCGTCGAGTAGATATGGCTAAATCGGCTGTTTCTCGTTACTTTAATGGTACACGTGAATTTCCACTTAATAGAGTGAATGAATTTGCCAAAGCATTGGGTGCAACTCCCGAGTATATTCTGGGCGTAAATGCCAATGATGATATAACAAATATCTATAACAAGCTAGATACTAACAGAAAAAAGAAGGTTTATAATTTTGCTAATCAACAGTTAAATGAACAAAACAACGTTATCGTGTTTCCAAAAAATAACAAAAGTGAAGTTTCAGTGTACGGCGCTGTATCTGCCGGTACAGGTGAATATCTATTAGATAATACACCTGAACTTGTACCTTATGAGGGTGTTGTTCCTGAACATGATTATGCCGTTATCGTCAGCGGCGCTTCTATGAGACCACTGTTTGAAGACAAGCAGATTATCTTTGTTAAGAAAACGTTTGAAGCACGCAGCGGTCAAGTTGTTATCGCCTACTATGATAATCAGGCATACGTAAAGAAGTACGTCAATGATGAAAAAGGCGCACGTTTCGTTTCTTTGAATAAAAGTTATGATGATATGCCTATTGACGAAACACATGAGACACAGATTATCGGTGTTGTCGTTCTATAAACCGCTTTGCGGTGTACATATTATGTGCCGAGCGTCCACACTAAAAAGCTTTGGAGATTAGAGATATGAGTAAGAAAATCGTTGGAGATGACGGTAAAACGTACGTGCAAAAAAAGCCAATTTACAAACGTGTATGGTTCTGGATTCTTGCGATAGTAGTTATAGCAATTTTTTCAAGTGCCATGAACGGTGGTTCTGATAAAAGTTCATCAAAATCATCTAATTCAACACAATCAACCAAAGCAACCGACGATGAGAGTTCGTCGAGCGAAGAAACAGCAAGTTCTTCAAGTTCAGAAAAGCCAAAGGTTTCGGCTGAATTTACATCGGCTCTGACAAAAGCTACGCAATATGCTAATATGATGAACATGTCAAAAGCTGGCATATATGACCAGCTCACATCCGATGCCGGAGAACAGTTTCCAGCTGACGCAGCACAATACGCCGTTGACAATGTGAAAGCTGACTGGAATAAAAACGCTTTGGAAAAAGCCAAGCAATATCAATCAAAAATGAGTATGTCTGCTGAAGCTATTCGTGACCAACTAACTTCCGAAGCTGGCGAGAAGTTCACACAAGATGAAGCAAACTATGCTATCCAGCACCTGAATGATAATTAGTAAATGCCCTTATGGGCGTACATAAAAAAGCACACCCCACTCGCTAAAGTAAAAGGTGTGCTCATAACATGAATAAACGCACGGGGCGTTCTATTAGATTATAACAGATATAAGCCCCCTGATAAAGGAGGCTTTTTTATATGGCAAGTTTTGAAAAACGTGGTAAAAAATGGCGAGCAGTCGTCTCTTATGTTAACGGACACGGAGTTTTCAAGAAAGTTACATCTACATTTGATACACAACGTGAAGCTAAGTTGTGGGCTGCTAAGGAAGAAGTTAAGGTCAAAAACGGATATGATCCAGAAAAATCAAAAACGACCTTTAGCAATTATTATCTTGAATGGTTGAAAACATATAAAGAACCAACCGTTAGAATATCATCTATGAAGAAATATCAAACATACGCCAAGAATATCGCTACTATGTTTGAAGAGTTGAAGTTATCTCAAATAACCCCCTCTATCGCACAAGAACGCATTATAGAGTTCGGTCATACTCATTCACTAGAAACGACAAAAAACATTACTACAACTATTAAAAGCTCCCTAAAAGACGCTTATGTTGATGGTTATATTGAACGTGACGTATTTGGGAGGCTTAAAGCCGTCAGCAGTAAAAAGCATACTAGTATACAAAATTATCTTGATGCTCAAGAATTCGAGAGATTACAAGACTATCTCTATTCAATTATAGAGAACGCAGACCGTTTTCATCTCCTAGTATTAATAGCAATCGAAACCGGAGCGCGATACGGAGAGCTACTGGCTTTGACTAGATCAGACTTTGATTTAATAGAACAGGAAGTAAGCATTACAAAATCATACTCTAGCGGAGCAAAAATGGTTACCAAGCCTAAAAATAGATCATCTATACGAATCATTCCGATTTCTTCAAGGTTGACAAAAACAATGGTTACTTATTTTGATAAAAATGATGAGTTGAATCTGTTCTACTATTGGTCAAATCAAACCGTACAAAACAATTTAAGACGGATACTTAAATCAGCCAACGTTCATTCGATAAGATTTCATGGTTTACGTCATTCTCACGTCTCCTACCTCTTACACAATGGTGTTGACATCGACTACATTTCCAAAAGAGTTGGGCACTCTAACATCGGAATAACACTCAGTGTGTATAGTCACATGCTAAAAGAAAAAGAGCAAACTCAACGTGAGCTTGCTCTTAATATACTGGATAATATTAGGGAGCAATAAGCTACTTTCCCCAATTTTCCCCAGAAACGCTGTAAAACAGCGGTATAAATGGCTATATA